TTTCGGTATTTCCACCACCTACTAATTCCTGTTCAAATCTATCGAGAGTCTGAGATTTCGCTAAAGCCTGTTTAGCATCAGGAATAGTTGGAAAAACCTCTGTAAACTGTTGTTCTCTGTAATATGCCTTTTCTAAGTAAGGAAAATCCTTAAAAAGACTGGGATATTTGGCTAAAATTTCACGCCTACGAACTGGAGTAACAAGTTCAAGCTGTTCCTCTGTTGGAGGCTTTAATTCTTCCTCAATATCAACTAATTCATCCGATTCCTCGGGCTTTTCTTCATCACTATCATCATCATCTTTAGACTTAGATTTAGGTTTGGGTTCAATTTCTAATACTTCTTTTTCTTCATCATCTTCTTCGGATATGAAATCAATCATATCCTCTGTATTCATTTCCTTAGTAGATTCGCCTCCACCCGTAGGTTCGGGTGTAGAAGTAGCGATAGTATCATCGACAACAGTGTCAAGAAATTCAGGCCGCTGTTTGAACATTGGAGTCTCCAGTTATTGGTGCTTCTTGAACATCACTAGGATTGGGCTTCGCATCAGGTGCAGCACCAGTATTACCTGTGGGAGCCATAGAATTCTGCATTTGCATGTAATGTAATTTACCATGCAATAGAACATTTCGATAACCAGCTTCATTATCTATTTTAGCCTGTCTACCAGCTTCACTCACAACCCAACCACGAACTACCTCAAATTCAATTGAATGATTCTCGTATACTGGGTCGATATCCACTGATGGCATTTCTGGCATCATTGGGTCGCCAGTAGGCATGGGTTCAGAACTCAATAGCAACTTAATTTCATCGAACTGCTTATCCTTATCATCTTCTCCGGGAACATAGAAATCGGTGAGTCCGATAGCATTACGAACAATGGGAAGATTCTTAGGAGAACCAATAATTGCAAGTATTTCAGGATTTGTAGTTTGAATCAACTGCATGATAACATCTTTTTGCTGCGACCAGGTAAGAGGTAAATTCTCATTAGCTTCAAGTTCAACCTTACCAATCTTACCTTCTAATTCAGCTTTGCGAATGAACGTATTGATAAAGTTTCCTTCATCATCACGCTGCACATCACGTTCATCATCTTTTACTTCATTGATATACATTGGAATAACTTTTCCAAATATTTCCTTCCACCAGAAGGTGAAGATTTTCCAAGTATTCTGAAGTCTCTGTAAAGCCTGCGCGCGACTCATACCATATTCGGATGCAGTTCCCGAACCAGCCTCCATCTGTCCACCAAATAATGATGGTAAGGCTCCAGATACGAGTTGCGCGAGATTCTGGATATTCTGAGCAAACGGCATAACTTCAGGAGAAAGATTTGCCGTTCTGATTTCGTGGAAAGATTCCTGGAGGGACTTACCTGATTTAGGTGTAGCTTCATAGATACCACCAGGAACAGATTCCATCTGGCGATATGCATTGAAATTCAATACACCAGGGTCAGCGAATGTCTGACCGATTCCATGCTCAATAGTCTGAAGTGTGAGACTTACCAAGTCAGTGGTGATTTCCTGTATCGATACAAGCAATAACCCAAGAGGGTCATGATGTATATAGTCAGAAAGGGGATTATAAGTGAGCGTCCAAAAATCATCAAGAGCTTCCGCACACGCCTCGCCAAACTCATCATTAACTAAAACTACTTTAGCCCCATTAGGGAATTTCTTTTTTAATCTGTCTACGTCGCTCTTATTCTGAAGGACATTAAATGCCGCCGGACGTAACCACGCATTTCGAACCGTCACAGTATTTATGGGATATTCTCCCTGATACTGAGGCGATAATCTTCCCCATTGTTCATATGGGTCGCGAGGTCCTGTTGCGGCTGCAATCTTTTTCGCGGAGAGACTATCCTTACCATGTAAATGTGCGTAACGTTCAATTGCATTAGCGTAATGAGTTTCATAACTAAAAGTTAAATAAGGAGTATCTTCCTGTTTCCTCGCGTAATTCGCAACCTTAACATAAAGACCACCATATGTTTCCATACATATACGTGTCTTAGGTTGCTTAGTAACTCCAACTAAACGAGTAGTAACAAAAGTATTCTGTTCAACATTAGGAGTCATCATTGTTCCACATGATGGACAGATATCAGATTCATTACCAAATTCCCCCTCGGATTCTGGCATGAATTCATCAGGTTCAATCATCATTTCACTAGCATTTTGATTTACAATATCCGGAGTTACTGGATTATCGGAAAGTGAATAATTACATTCTGGACAAGAAACTTGCTGACGCTGTTCATCAGATTCATCGTATTCCTTTTCTTCGTATGTTCCGTATTTCTCGTCTTCTTTTGGATAGGCGTAACAAGCTACCATTCCCTCAGTGCAATAAATGAACAGAGAATGTAACCAAAGAAGACTAACATTATTGTGACGGTATACAAGTTGCGAAATTTTATCCCCAGCTTTGGCAGTTGATAAATCAAGAGTATTATCAGCATCATCTGGATAACATTTAATAGGGGGAACAGTAACAGACAGAGCAGCAATAATTGATTCAAGATATGCCCTAAAAACGTTAATAGGTTTGTCATAGTATGATTGGTCAGTATCGTCGCCTTGAGTTTCATCCCAAATACGCCAATCATGTGCTACTTCAGAATACCAAGCCTTTTGGAAACCTTCCCAAAATAATTTAAGTCTACGCCAAGTGCGAATTTGTCTTTCGCGAATAGACACATCTTCCTTATCGAAGTGTGCTACTACTTCTTTCAAAAGACTTTGGAGTTCTTCGCTAATTTCTTTAGGCATGATTAATACATTCGATTATATTTATTCCACAACCCCTGACCCATATTACGAGGAGGAGTATATGATGGGGGAGTTTGAGGATCCCCAATCATTTCTAATCCATTATTACTACTGGGGTCACGAAAATTATCCCCATATAAAGTTGGAGGAATTATATTTCCACTTCCCTGAAAATTATCCCCAGGGGATGTAACTGGTCCAGGATAGGGATTATATCCAGTATTACCACTTCTGCCCCAACCAGGGGGTGTAACTGGTCCAGGATTCATTGGTGGAGGATTCATTGGTGCTGATGGAGACGGCATAGTCGGTGTAGTATTAAGTGGAATCCTAGGATTCATAGGAGAAGAAGGAGGCATCATTCCACCAGGATTAGGTTGAGCAGAACCACGTGGAGTAAATACACCACTAGGACTCATTCTTCCAAAACTACGAGGAGGACCGCCCCCACCCAAAATACCCCCAATACCCACAGGAGTGCTATTACCTTTAGGATTAAATCGTTGTCCAAATCTATTACCACCCCCACCACCTTCTCCACTAAAGGATTCATTTCTACCTCCCGGTCCCATATAATCAAGACCCGGAATACTAGGCTGAGTGGAACTTCTAGTAATAAGTGGTTTAAATCCAGTATCCTTAAAAGGTCTCGTACCCCCAACAGGACGTGAAGTAAGTGGTGTCGGTGCAGTGTTGAGCGGCATATCTACCTCTTTTTCGATGGACTAACATCCACACCTTTTTTAGGTGGAGTAGGGAGAAAAATATCATTCTTTCTGCGTCTTGGTTTTACTTCAGCCTCTTGTGCTTCTACGTCATATTTATCACGAGCTTCTTTACTAAACATTGATTTAAATACTGCCATTGGTCCCTGACCAACATGAGTCATTTCATGTCTAACAACTTCAGAAATGGGAACATGGTCTTCTTCAATTAATTTTTTATTGTAATAAATACTTCCCCAGGGACTAGTAATTGCGTGGCTTGCTGGTAATATTAATCTAGAAAGAGGTCCCATCTCACCATAGGCATTAGGCATAGTATTAGGATTCTCTGATGCCATATTTCCAGTTGCATCAGACACCTGGCTCATGAAGCTGGGTGCAGTATTAACCGGTTTTTTCTTCTCGTTCGTTTGCGGCAAGATTTAACTCTTTTTCTAAATCTTCGGTTGAGATAGGTTTAGGGGCCTCGCGCATTAACTTAGCCTTTTCTCTATCCTCCTGTTCTAACATCTGTTTTCTAACAGCCCAAGGAATACCCTTCGGTGGAATAATTAATGTAGGCTCTTTTACTGGTTCCGGTTTTTCTGGATTAAGTAACTTATCAAGAAGTTGCTTCTTCTCGAAATTAACAACTTCTAATTGATGCCTTAAGGTCTCGCATGAGTCACAAACTTTAGATTCCTTACGAATTTGAATCCATTCTCGATACCAGTTAAACATATCACCTACTTCTCTTGTGAAATCTACTAACTACTTGCATTGGAGTTGAAGTTTCGATTGCTCGCATATTTCTATAGTAGGCTGTCCAATCCTGATAATTACTTAACGCTTCCGTAAGTTCAGCTTGTTTCTTAACGCGTTCAAATTCAACAGTAGCTTCTGTGAAGTATCTTTCCGCTGTATCAACGGCATATCGAAGGTCGTCGTAGGGATCATCCCCATCAAATTCCGCAACATCTTCAGCAGGTTTGTTATCCTTAGGTTTAGCATATGTGCAAGACTTGATTGATTCAACCATTACAGGACAACAATTAGAATGTCCTACATGATGTAAATCAGGACACATAGTAATCTGAAGTTTAGGAATATTGGTTTCAATTTCGGGCGGCCTAAATAATGCTAAATAAGCATTATAATCAGGTAGTCCTTTATTCCTAAGTAACCACATCGCGTATTCCTCAGAATATATCGGTATGTCTTGAATAGGAATGATGGGTTTTGGTTTCCATCTTAAATATTCATGCACCAACATCTTTCCCGATATCCTACTACCGGGTGAATTGATACTTAATTCAATTGGTTTTCCTATTGCAGTTTCAATTTGAGATTGGATAGTATGTTCTTGTCCGCGTTCCTGTCCAGCTGATTTACAGAACTTGACAACACGCGGATTTTCTCTTTCTATATAATCCTTAATTATAGGTGCCCAATCTTCTATCTTGGTCTTTAACCAGTAAAGTTCACGATACAAGATTAGACGCTTCGAAGGGGATATAGCATAGAACCCAACATAAGTCATTGCGGTGAATCCCCAGTCACCAATTACTAGTTTAGGCCACCATTCAGGAATAACAAAAGGAGTAATAGTATGTATAGCATTATTGGGTTCGTCAGGATATCTCCTATCGCGAAATTCATCGAAGACTTGTCCCTGGTATGCGTCCCAATCTCCAAACTTCCTCGCCTTTCGCTCTGCATCATTTAATCCATCTAGTCTAGCAGAATAACCAGGGTCCGCATATTCATTATCTGCTACAGTAGAATGAATATAAATACGCTTAACACCACCTCGCCCGATGATTATCTTATTACCAGCAGGGAAAGGAGTTACGAATCTTTTCTTAGTGAATGTATGTCCAATTCCTCCGGGCATCCCCGCCGCTCTAATGATAGCTGGTAACGAAGAATCGCTACTCCTAACACGAGTAAAACCAATATATAAATACATAAACTCAGAAAAAGTAGTAAGTTCGTCAGGAGTAAACAAATTGATTTCCATTGAATCATATTTATGAACATCATCTTCTTCCTCGCAATGTGCTAGGAATATTAGTGCTCCCTGGTTGGACATTCCCGTTCCACCGTATTGGTCGTTACGAGGAAATGTCCAGCACATTTCGGTTCGGTTAAATGTAGCACCGAACTTTGGGTATATTTCTCGACTGCGAGGAACAATCTCATTCCTAAGTTCTGGATAAGTCCGTCGCATGAAAACTTGTTTGAAGCGCGGGTTCTCATGCCACTTATGAATTAGTCCATATACTAATAAAACATCAGACTTACCTGACGAGTTCCCACCACCATACAATCCTTCAAATATGGTAGTGGGAAGACTTAAGAATTGTTCTTGTTTGTAAGTTGGCTTCCAGTAACCATTAGAAAAGGACATAATTACTTGTTTTACTTAGGAAGACTTAACCTATTGATTTTCGCAGCGACCGTTCCGACCGCACCGGCCGCGAGGAGTGCAAGTAAACTCTGGTAAAGAGTATCATCAATGTAACCCAATGAATGAAGTAAAGTAAGTGCAGCAGTAAGAATAGCAACGATGTAAGTCTTATAGCCCTTTAACATTTCTCTAATCTCCTTGATGTTCCATGCAGTTGTTAAGACTTCTAACCAGAAATCTTTACTAGAAAGTAATTCTGGATTACCTCGCATCTTTTGATATAGTCGATACAATTTCGTTTTATTCCAGAGATTGATTATACCCATTTGTTTTCCGATAAATTAAGTAAAATTAAGTGAATCTCTTAATAAGAACTACAGGACTACCCGCCGCAGTAGACTTGATGAAAGCTGCTGATACTTCATACGCACCTTCAACTAAGGTGCAAGGAGTAGAAGAAGCGTAGGCAGAGTCATTAGACTGGACTAATGTAGGTGCTGAATGGGTATACAGCACACATACACTAGCAGGTAATCCATAC